ACCTCTAAAAGTTTCACCTGTGCTATGGATTCAACACAAGTCCAATACGTTTCACCACTCACTCCATGCTCGTCACAAAAGTATTCTGCCATGTCCTCTGCTAATTCTTGAAGTTCTCTGAGTGAGTCTCTTTGGATTTCCATTAAAATTTCCCTTGGTACTCTATTGTAACAGCAATGTCATAATGTGTCAACCATATGCCTCCAACTTATTTTCCACTATATCATTATAATGTCTAACTAATTTATCAATTCTCATTCTAGTATGTGCTGATGCTTGAAGGATTCCAAATGCTTCCATCTCCATCTCATCTCTCAGATCTCTCAAAGATGCTGATTGTGCTGCATAACCCTGTGCAAGAGGTAAATTTTGAGCAAGTACACTAGCAAGTGCAGCATCTGCAGCAGTTACATTAGCATCCAATGCATTGCAAGTACTATTTCCATTTTGTTCAGGTCCTGGAGAAACAGATGTTACACTAACATTTTTACCCGATCCTACTCCATCCTCACTTTCAGGATCATTAACGGTGGTTCTACCCTTTACAACAACTATTTGTCCTTCCGATGCATAAATCTCATTATCCAATTCTTGGATTATAGGCCATGATTGGTTACCCTCATGATAAACTGCTCTTCCTGCACCACACTTAGGTTCTGGATCATAGACTCTTATAACTCCATTATTCTGCCTGTGAGAATAACATCTAACTTGATGCCAAGAAAAAGGTCCAACTGGATGTGTGTTATTAGTAATATATGATGTATGACCAATTCCAAGATTAGAACTACCTATAATACCTATACTTACTGGGTCTACTGGATTCTTCATAAAATTAAAATCTTTATCAGGACTTTCTGCAGTTCTTATTATATGAAATTCACCATTCGTAAGTGGTCCTTGAGCAGCAGTACTTAAAAAGAAAGCAGGAACAGTAGAAACTATACCAACATTAAAAGAATTAAGACTTGTACTTCCTATTGCAGGTGCGGATAAAAGAAGTTGAGTAACGTTACGAGTTATAGTTCTCATAGAACCAACTCCACCACCAAATCCAGAATCATAATAAGAATATGTTGTTGCTCCGATTCCATAATAAGCAACTGTAGTTCCTAAATCTAAAACATCTGTTCTTCCAATACCAGCACCAATTGTAGCAGAACTTGTAGTTCCAAATCCAACCATAGATAAAACAGTTGAACCAAGAGATATACTACCCTGAATTGTCGTATTAATCCCACTATACCCTGTAGTAGTACCAATACTAGTAACTTTAGGAAGGTTACCTAATGTAAATATTGTCGGTGCTTCTACAGAATCTGTTATCTCATCCCCAATTTGTGCTTCAATACCATTCATTCCTGCTTCATTATCATACTCACTGTTAGTAATTGTAATAACAGTACTACCAGCAGCAACATTACCTCTAATAGTATCAACTAAATTTGAACCATAATCTCTGTTCAATGGTTTTCTATAAAATTTTAATCCATAATATCCCTTAACAATAGTATCAGGATCAGTAAGTCCAACCTTTTCTTCTACTATACTACTATCTCTTTGTTCAATATACTTAATCGTCTGTAGTGCATTTCTCTGAGCCTGATATGTAATTATTGGATCACCGTCATCATCTTCCCATCCAATCGGAACCCACTTCAAAGCATTCCTACATCCATTAGTAACCCTAGCATCATATGCAACTTTACATGCATCAATAGCATCATTAATTGGATCAAGTAATGGTTGTATTTCCTTATCTATATCAATAATTAATTGATCATACCTATCAATTCTAACATCCATAAGTTGAAGTTGATCTAAGAGTTGTTCTCTTTGATTCCTCTCCATCTTTATTTTTTCTTCTAGTTCTTCAAGAACAACTTCTACTCTTGTCTTAGGTGGAGCATTATCCTTGGCATCTTTATCAAAAATGGAAACAGTTTCTTCAACATTAAAATAATTATTTGTCTCAAATAAACCAGAGACCATAGAATTTATTTTATCCTCATTTGGTATTGCCATTATCTTTCCTCCCTACGGTCATAATCATATCCAGCAATAGAAAATTGTGATTGGTCTCCAGGATAGTCAGCAGGTGACTTCCCTTCATATTCAACATGTAATTCTGGTCCTAGTCTATTTGCCCATACATGATAAAAACAATCAATGGGTTTATCATCTGCTTCTTTTACAACTACCTTTTCTTTATCAATTTCCATTACATTTAAATGAAAATGTCTATCACCAATAGGTTGTAGTTGTACAGTAATACTATCGTAATCGACTAAACCATTCCAATACTCTGGTAATTCTATCATATTTTTTCCAGTTAGTCTACCCCTTATATAAACTGCAGACTCTGGACCTTCAACACAAACATGCCTTAATCTCCAACCATCTTTATTTGGATGTTCTATATCAAATGATTTATTACCTAAAGATCTACCAGTAAATAAGAATCCTAAACCTAAAGGGAAGGAAGAGTTTGCACTTTTTGTACTAAGACCATTCTTAACTTGTATTGCATTATCACATTTAAATGCATTAGTTAACTTTGCACCATTCTGCTGTGCAGCACCATTATTTTGATGAAATCCTAAATTCTGAACAAAAGCAAATGAATATCTTGCACCAACAAAATTAGTAACACCAACAAATACTGATACTCCATCCACCCACAATGAAAATGGTAGAGTCAATCCAGGTATAGCAATTGGTGGTCCAATATTAACTGCTGCTTTTGCAACTCCAAGGTTTAATGTTCCTCCAAAGAAACTTACACCAGAGTTAACTAATGTTCCTGGATTAATTCCAACACCACTAAAGGTTGCCTTAGATGTATCTAAGGGACTACAGAGAACTTTTGGACAATCAATAGTACTTGCTCTAGACATAATTAGGGTAAGAAAATTTGTGCTTTTTTAATTTCATCAGAAAGATTAATCAATCTTGATATAATATCAGTGTTTGCTGCATTATCTACTCCATCAGATACTTCAGCAGCAGTCTCACCATAGAATGATGCATCACCACCACCCATAAATGACAAATCCAATACACCTATACCAGTTAAATCATCTGCCATAAATTCAACTGAAGGTGCTTCTATTTTAATCTTCTCACCTGCATTTATATGAATAGTATCTGTTGCATGAATTTTAACATCGATGGATTGTATAATAACACTTCCAGTTTTTGCATTAAAATTAATATTACCACCCTTTGCTCTAAGACATATAGCAGGAGTTCCTGGATCAGTTTCAAAACCAGATACAATTTCAGTAGTAGCATTAGATTTTAGTTTACAATTTCCCTGATCATAAAAATGCAATCCCTGTACACTATCAGTAGTCATCATAAACTCACCACGACCATGCCCACCAGTCATTCCACCAGATTCAATAGTAAATCCAGGTCTAGACATACGAAAATAATTTTCTAATTTCTTATCAATTATTTCTTCTACCTTTTCTGCAATTTCTTCTGATGTCAGTTGTGCCATACTATTTTACCTCAACTTTGAAACACATGATCTTCTGGTGGACAATCAATTACACTTGTAATTCCAACTAGTGGTACTACTTCATCGGAAGTAAAGTCTCCTGTACGTTGTATATTGTACTTCATTATTGGAATAAGTTCTGCACCAAATCCAGTTGTACTATTTATTGACAATCTAGGACGTTTAGAGAATCCCATACCAGAAACTGTGGTTGGATCGACTTCCACAATAGATCCATTTGGAGTTGTTCTTATTGGTACAGTAGTAGTTCCTATTCCAACAGTATCACCATCAGTATATCCAATACCAGTAGTGTAAACATAGAAGTTAGTAACTATGCCAACAACAGAAGTTCCAATACCACCTCCACTAGTATCAATATCGATAAGATTTTTATCATAATCATCCAATCCATCATCATTTCCACCACAGTAACCAGATCCAGGGTACAACAATACAACTTCTTTTAAAGATCCATTTTCTATGATTGGTTTTGCTTGTGCTCCTGCTCCAAAATTACTTCTATCAATGACTGCAATACTAGTTGTATGATCATAACCAGATCCAGCATGTATAACTTCAATTGAGAATATAGATCCATCATCACCAACTATAGGTTTAGTAACAGCACCAGATCCAGTACCATTAACTTCTGTAACAGGTGGAATACATGTTGTATGAGTATATCCAATAGGTATATCAATTAAATCATACTGAGTTTTTGGATTCCATATACTATCACTACATGCACTAAGTGCATCATGCCCATTACCAAATAATGAAAGTGTTCCAATAGCACCATCAAGTGATCCTAATACATTAGTTGGATCAACTTTACCACCTGATAACTTCTTAACAGTATTCAAAAGATCTAAGATTTGTACACCATTAACATACGTCTCCTTTGCTTCTTCTGTGTCTTCACCATTCAACCACTTCATAAGTTTAGATGATCCTACTTTCTTCTCAAAGTCTTGAAGATCCTTTTGAACTCCATCAAGGAAACCTATATTATCGATTTGTTTTCCCCAATCATCTACTTTACCCATAATCTTTTTATTAACCTTGGATACCCACTTACTAGGTGTCTCACATTTAATACCAGTACATCCAATCCAATTAAGTATTTTTTTAGCTAAAGAACTTGCCTGAGAGAGGAAGTCCATTATTTTTCCAACACCTCCCAGTAACCAATTTATTCCATTCAGAATTGGTGCTAACGCACCTTCAATAAATTGAAATACTTTTGATAAAATACCACTAACAAATTGCTCAACAGCACAAAGAGGTCCATTAAGGATTCTTGAAATCATATTCCTCAACATATTTTCAAGAAATCCAGTTATGTCACCAAAGATTTTACCAAAGAGACAATAGATCATCTTCAAGACTTTCATGAATGCTTTCTTTGCTGTTGGTCCTAAGAAAAAGTCAAGTGGATTAAATTTCTTATTAACAACTGCAAAGATCTTAAACATTGATAAAATCTTTTTCAAGATTCCAGTACGAATATTATTAATAATTGCTTTAATGGTACTACCAATCATCTTTGCTGTATTTTTAATCTTTGCCTCAATGTCAACAATCTTTTGAGTTAATGGATCAACAAATTTACCTAAGGCTTCCTCAAGATTATTTGTAAAAGCAATAAAGTCGGTAAGTGCTTGACTAATATCACTAATCACACCATCACCACACATACTTGGATCAGTTTCTTCTTCTGTAGTGTCCTTCTCCATTTGTTTTCCAGCAGCAGTAGTTTCACCATCAGTTAGATGAGTTGAAGTTTCAGATTTCTTCTTTGCTGCCTTGAATGCACGAAAATCAGTTACACCATCTTCAGTAAAATCTCTTATATCTACATCAAAATCAATCTTTCCTTTATTTACAACCTTTTTCGGTGAACTAGACTCTATTTTTTGCTTTTCAAACTTTGGTGCTTCTCTTTTTGTCGCAGGTGCTTTACCATCAGTGAACCCAGGTATAGGTTTAAACTGACTACTACCAGAAGATCTAACCTCTGCATCTGTTATAGAATATGCAACGTCTGCGGATCTATGTAACAAACCAATGATAACAGGTTGCTGTGCTTCTTCTCCATCAAGGAAAAAACCTATACAAGTTTCACCACCAACAAGATTCATGGTATCTCCCATAGAACCATGTCCACTACCAGCTATCGCATCCATCATTACATGGGCCCAAGGAAGATCTTCCTCCTTCAGTGTACTATCCCAAGGATGATAACCAATAATTCTGACCTTGACTCTTTGAGCACTTGATCTACTAATAGCATTAGCAAGGTTTAAATTTTTCCAGTAGTCAGAATGGGCGACTCTACCTATCCACCAGGAAAAGCCATCCCTTCCAACTACACCAGATTTTAACAGCGATTCGTCAATCATTAGTCGTCGTAAACTCTACACTCCATTGAATCGGGATGATTATCACAATACACTTCTAGGTGTTGATCCTCATGTCTTGTGTGCCAATCATTTATCTTTGCACCACCAAGATTCTCTTCATTCTCTTCGTGAGCATGGAAAGCATCGTTGTGAAGTTCTAAATCTTCTTTAGAATATTCAAGCATACCATGATTAACATGCTCTTTACCATCTTTAGGATCAAGATAAACTTCATGGTTTAAATCGTGTTCGGGTACTTTAGTAGTCATAAATCTCCTATTCGTCGGGTCCGTATAATCCATAAGAATCTCTCATTAATTTGAGAGATGATGTATTTTGATTTGCTGAGACATGATGTCTCAGTTCCCTAATAATATAATTTCCACTTACTTCTGGGTCAACCTCTTTGGTTTCACCACCTTCAGTTTTTGGAAATTCACAGTAAATCACATCACCTACTTTTAATTTAGTATTACAAGGAACTAAAATATTTAGTGCCTGTGTAAACAATAAGTTGTATCTAGAAAAGGATTTCGCCACATCACCATCATCTCTACCAGATTTAGCAATGACTCCATCAACTCCCAATACTCCATGATCAGATAGTCTAACAAACGTTCTAGATGAAACATCTGCATACTCATTCTTGAGTGTAATCTCACCTTGCTTACCAAGTTTAGTAGCATCTTTCGTTTCCTTTTTCAAATTGTAATGATAACGAGAAAGTTTATTAGTATATGTATCATAAAAAATAGTATCGTTACAATAAAGACCAACGTTCAATGCATGTCTAAAATCAATATTCTTTTCAAAATTAAAGTTTATAATTCTTACATTATTTGTTGGATCACTTGCCTTAATTACTTTACCCTTATAATAATATGAAAATGTTACATTTGATTCTGCACTTCCAACTTTAGCACCACTAACTAACGAATCAATACTTCTAAAGTGATAACCTGCATTATTTTCATAAAATAAAAATCCTGCAGTACCTTTATTCTCACCCGTTTCATCTTCACCAGATACTCCAGACTTACCTAAAGTTGAAATTGATTTAACACCCAACCATTCTAAAGCATGAAAAGGTTTCTTACCTGATCCAATAAATCCATATGTATTTGCTGTTGGTTCTACGGAAATATCCTTTTTATCTTCTGCATTATTAGCATACAATACATTATCAATTATATCTTTAACATGATCACTAATTTTTACAGTAGGAAAATATTTTTTCATACAACTGCTAGTTTGATTATTAAAGTACTCTGAAGTAATAAGATGTATTATAGACTCTTCACTGGTACTTTCTGCATCAATACCAGTTACCTTGTAAACATATAAAGTTATATCAAAACTATCTTTTGTTTTAGAGTCGCCAAAAGGACTAACAAGTTCTATATCTACCTTTTCTCCACCACGTATCGGAAGTTGATTAACTATACCATACGAATTTCTTATTCTTATTGCTGCTGTAACTGCTGGTTGTAAAATATCTTCAAAATAATCAAATTCCTTAATAGAATTACTAATGTCAATTGTTTTACCCTCAAGAGAGGTGACACTACAACCTTTCCAACTAAAACCTGTTATTGCATCTGCCATATTATCCTACTGATCCTAATTCTAATTTAACTGACATAAATTCATCAAGTATCTTACTATTTACCTTATTCAAATCAATGCTTGATCCACCAGTTTTATTACTTCCAATTTGGAATGGAACTAATTGTGTTTTACCATTTTTAATAATAACATTATTATTTTCTGGAGGAATAAGAAGTAATATTTTCTCCTTACCTCCTTTAGCGATAGAAAAAGATGAATCTTTAAGTAAAGGTGAGGTATTAGTTTTACCTTCAATTGGTTTGGAAATATTTTTTCCTACCAAATTCTTATTTGTTTCTATTTTTTTATTAGAAGATGCAATTAAATTTTTCTTTTCTTTTATTTTCTTAGTTGTAATATTTTTATTTTGTTCTTCTTTTTTAGTTATTACTGCTACCTTCTGACTATCACCTTCAACGTTGCTGGAACTTTGATCTCCAATTTCTTCACTATTATTTTCGGTTGCATTCTCTAGATTTAATCTTATTTTTTTTGCTTCTTCAGATTCCAATCCAAGATTAATCAACAACTTATCAACCTGGTCGTAAGCAATTGCACCACCAGCAGTCGCAGCACCAAATCCTAAAATAAAAGTTGCAATTGCTGTTGGAGTCAAAGCACCTCCACTAAGAACTGCTTGAACTACTGCTGCTGCTCCACTAAGACCAAATATTAAATTGAAGGTTGCTATAGATACTCCCGTACTAATAATAAGTCTACTCGCATCTTTCCATCTCCCTTCCTTAAACAAATTAAAAACCTCAATTCCAGTAGGAATTAATGTAATAGCAGTCATTATTCCACCACCTTTACCTTTTAGTCTTAGTCCCTTGGGCAACTTCGCATTCTTAAATGGATTTATTTTCTTAAGTTGATTTGTTGTACCTCTAAGTAGATTACCAGTTTTACTTTTTCCCCAATTAACTACAGCACCTCCTTTATTCTTTATAAAATTCTTTACAACACCACCAGCATTTCTTATTTTAGTAAGAGCATCACTTAAGAACTTAGGCATTTTGATATGCTTTGTTATGTCACTAAGTTTAAAGTTCTTTATCTTATCAAGGCCTTCTTTAAGTGCCTTCATAGGTTTTAATTTTTTTATCCAGTTAAAACCATCCTTTAATCTTTGATTTTGTTTACTAAGAAAATTACTTATACCTTGTCTTATATTTTTTCCAAGATTTAATCTCCATTTTTTAAAATCTAACCTAAACTTCTTAAGTCTTGCTCTCCAAGGTCTAGTAATCTTATTAATATACTTACCAAGTGGAGATTTATTCCACCATGATCTTATAATTCTTGATAACCATCTTGCTATATTAAATCCAGTAATGGTTTTAATTAAGTTAGCTAAAGCACCACCACTCTTCTGATTAGTCTCTTCACCAATACTTTCCTTTAATGCTTCTGGTGTTGGTATTTTTATTTTTATTAATTCTTTATTACTAGATTGAATGAACTTAACAAACTTGTCATATTCATTCTTCTTATCAAAATCTACACCTTTGATTGTACTAAACGTAGGAGAAGTGATTATTTGTCTTGCTGCCCTTCTTAAGGGTGACTTAAAACTAATCCTACTGAGTCTTCTTACTGGAGCATTTGTAGTCATATCAATTACCCAACCATGATACCAGTGATTGCTCTATAAGCAAAGTTACTTGAATCTGGATTACCAGATGACAAATATTTCATCCCAGAACTACTACCACCAGGAGTACCACCAGTCATTGCTCCCTTTTCCTTTGGAGCAGATGCAACGTTACCATTATTACCTCCAATAATAAGAGGAACTATTTCAGCAGAACCAAACATATCTTTTACAGAAGCTACATCTTTTGGAACACCTTTAATATTAACCTCAGATTTTATAAACTGTTTATAATCTGGTGCTTGCCAATCTTTAGGTTTAGATCTATTAGGATCACCTTGCCAGAAATAATGATAGAAATTACCCAAAGGATCAAGCATAGGATCCTCTGATGCAACTCTATTCTTTAATTGACTTTGACCTTTAAAGTCTGTTCTACCTTGTAGTAACTCCAATGCTTCTATTATTTGTCTCTGCCCTTCATCCGATTTTAAAAAGTTCACTAAATCTTCATCATGAAAAGCAAGTCCTTTAGTAATTGCCTCATACTGATCCTTATCTAATACAACATCCTTCACAGTATTAGGAAAATGTTCTGATGCTACTCTATTCAATATGGATGCTGCTACTCCTGCTTTATCTTTTCCTGGTCCTGCTTCTCCAGAGATAGCAAAAGCAAGCATCTTATAATCTTCATCAGATAAATTTAATTTCTTACCTTCACCCTTCTTATTGCCACCTTTTTTACCTTTAAATCCTCCTGCTGTCAACCCTTCAAGTGGACTCTTAGCATTACCCAAACCACTTAAATTAGTTGATGCTATTAATGAATTATCACGTTGCTCTCCTTGATTACCATCTCCAGTATCATCTCCAGTATCATCTCCAGTATCTCCAGTATCTCCAGATTTACTAACAGTCGCTACATTTTCATCTTTCTTACCACCAAACCATTGAGATGCTATCTTTTCTCCCAGTTTTATTGGATTAAGTAATTGAAAGAGTCCTAATATGGCAGCAGGTATTGATAATATAAATTGTCCAGTTTCTTTAAGAGTTGGTATAGGAAGTCCACTAAACCATTCCTTAAGTCCAGTTAAACCTTCACCTATGGAGTCTTTTATATTACCAAACGTCTCAGAAGTTGCGTCAGCAATTGATTGCCCAATATTTTTTAGACTTTGAAGTGCTTCTGAACCAATATTTTTAACACCTTTCCAAGCACGATTAGTAAATTTAGTTATCTTCTTCCAAGTAGCAGCTAGAGCAAGCATTGCTGCCATCATCAAACCACCACCCTTCTTACCAGTTCCACTAGTCTTATTGTCACCAATAGTACTTAAAGAAGTTCTTAAAAGTTTAGCAATCTCAAAGGATTCTACAAGAGTATTCCTAAGTAACTGTAATTCCCTTCTTATTATCTTCTCAGTTCTTGGAGTACCAAAAGTTGACATTAAATTAGTTACAGTTCTAATGCCTGGAACATTTCTAAGTTTTGGATCTTGTCTCTGAAGGTTACTAAAAGTATTTTTAGTTGATATATTAGAAGCTAATCTAGAAATCTTTCTCCCAGACTGTGTTTTCATAGCAGAAGATCCAACAATCTTACCTGGTTGAATTGCTGGTTTTATTTTAGATTTAGGAAGTTTAGGAAGTTTAGGTACTGCCATTTAGAACTGTGGTTGATCTTGTTGTTTTGCTTTGAGATTTTCTTCTTCAATATACTGATTTAATAATGCAACATATATGTCCCTCTCCCAAGGCATCAAATTTTCAATCTCAGTTAATGAATATTTATGGTGCTGTATCAAAGAAAAGTTTAACTTAAAGTATGACTCAAGATCTATATGAGTCATACTTACCCGAAAAAACTTGCTAGTCCCTCCAATACTACATCACTTTCAACTTCAGTCTTAGGATTTTTAACCTTAACAATATGAGAAAGTTTAGGCATACTAGTAAAAAACTCTTCAATTAATTTAAATTGATTAGTGTTTAATTGTTCTACCCATTCTCTAAGTTCCTTCTTAGTGCAATCAGATGCTGCCCAAGATTCTTCTTCACTATAAACCACATCAATACATGATGAGATAATATCAAAGGATTGACTTAAACCTGCATCATCACTAGCATCAAAATCAAAATTGGTTTGAATAAACTGATCCAAAGAAGGATACTTCATTCGTAAAGTTAAATTGGGATCTAACTTAATATCATTACTATGTTTTGGATCCTTTTTAATCTCTATTTCGTCAATGAATATCTTCACAGGAACTGTTGTTTCCCCATCATCAGGACAAGTAACAATCAAATCAAGTGCTTCTCCAACAGACTTACCTCTAATATTAAGAAACAAATATTCAATATCAAAAGTAGGAAGGGAATCAACTTTAATCCCTCTAGTACTAATACAACTTTTCAAAATAGTTTTAATTGAATTAGTAATTTGTTTAGTATCTTGACTCTCTAATGCAAGAATTAAAATCTTTTCTTCTCGTACAAGAAACGGTCTATACTTTATTTTCTTACCTGATGAAGGTAATTCCAACTCATAAGTCGGGGTAGATATTTTTGGTAAAGGCATAATATCCTAATAACAAGTCATATATTTATATAGCAGTTATTTTTTAATCTTAATCACCAAAGAAATTTGAAGTGGAGAAAAGAACTGCATCAGTCATTGAATTTGTAATAGTATTATATCTAAGATACTGAAACTCAACAGTAACTTTAGTTATAGAACTTCCATCATATGATAAAGGAATTGCAACTAGATTACTTGGAAAACAATCAATGAAATCAAAACATAAAACTTCTTGAGGTGTAAAGAACTCACCTATCTGTGTATCATTTGGATTACCACGATTAATTCTTGAAGTAAAACTTAAAGTAGCATCACCATAGAATGCTCTATCAAATTTGGTAACTACTATATTTCTTTTATATTGATTTGGATATCTAAACTTATAATAATTATTCCTATCTCTATAATCTCTTTGCCCTTGAGCATCACCACCATATCTACCTTGATTATTATGAATTGGATTTATAAAATTCATCCACTCTTCAAACAAACGAATAATCTTATAATTTTCATCAACATAAAATGTAACACTAAGGGGTGCATAAATCCTTCTAGTTCCATATCTTTCTATGGTTCCTTGACGACCACCCATTTCTTCTGACATATCAAAGGTAGCACCAGGTAGAGTTACTTCAGATGCATAGAAATCAAATGCCTTAACATCGCCTCTCTCCTGCACAACACCACATTGCTTTAAATATTCACCCAAATTATCATCACCAAGACTATAAGTAAAATCAATACCCAAACTCACTTTGTATTGACTAGTAAGTGAGAAACCTTTAACTGATCTACTAGAATTAGGAATCTCAGATCTTCCAGTAAATTTAGCGTATAAAGGTAGAACACTTCTGGTAGTGTTATTTGACATCTAAATATTTTCTATAGTTATACTATACTATGTATGTCATATAATGGAAAGTTTCGGCCAAGGCATCCTAAAAAATATAAAGGAGACCCAACTAATATAATATACAGATCACTTTGGGAACGAAAGTTCATGGACTACTGTGATCTAAATGAAAGTATTAATGAATGGCAGTCAGAAGAATTTTGGATTCCATATATCTCACCTAAAGATAAAAGAGTTCATAGATATTTTCCAGACTTCTTTATTAAATATAGAGACAAGAATAATAAATTGAGAGTTATGGTGATTGAAGTTAAACCTAAAAGACAAGTTCAGAAACCTAATCAGAATCCCAAAAGAAGGACTAAGGCATGGGCTTACTCTGTACAAACATGGGTTATTAACCAAGCGAAATGGAAAGCAGCAAGAGAATTCTGTGCTGATCGTAATTATGAATTTAAAATTATGACCGAAGATGATCTAGGAGTCTAATGGCATTCTCAGAAAAAAGAAAAGCATTTTTCTATTCACGACTTGATGGTACTGGAAAAAAACTTGAACGTTATACTCTAGATGAGTTGAGAGGAATCAACTTATACTATGAAGAACCTTGGAGTAAAATAAGTAAACTCAAAAAAGATCAACTCATAACAAACATTCGTGGTCTTAAAGGATACATTAACAATATAAAACCAAAAACTGAGACAGTAGAAGAACCATCAATTGCAGAAAAAATCTTTACTAGAAAAACAGCAGAAAGTACTGATGATTATGCTAATGAATTATTCCAAGAGTTAGAAAACTATGGAGTACAAGTAACAAGTGCATCCGAAGTTCCTCCAGGAAAATTATGTTTCTTTACTTATATTGCAAAATGGCCAGAAAGATACCCTTGGTATGATAGAAGACCTCTTGCATATATCCTTGAACAGCAGGGAGATAGAATGTTAGGAGCAAACTTTCACTACTTAAGACCACAGATTTCTGGTAGTCTTGTGAGAAGTGTTCTAAATAAAGATAATATAGTGTATGGCTCAATGCCAGAAAACACCCTACATACATATCTACATAGTAATGCTGGTCCAGTTTGGGTCATACCAGAAGTTATGAAAGAGTATATAGGAGTCACACAACTACCAACTTGGAAATTCGTAAGTAGAGATGGACTTAATTATGTTGATGTAGAATCTGTATGGGATGCAACTTAAATGGCAGCAAAGAAAGTAAAAAGTTATACCTATAATGGTCAAAAGTATAATCTGTACTATGACCCATCTGATGGTTCTCATCAATTAAAAAGATCAGTATTTGGTATTAATAACGATGTCACTGTATTTGATAATGGTGGATGGACTGTAGAAGGTACAGACGATACAAACATCAATTCGATGTTATTGGATGTCAGTGATGATATAAAAAACGGTCTTGGAGAAGCATATAAAAAATCTGGTGGAACTGCAAATGGTTCAATATTACCAGCATGGATACAAAATAAATTCCCAACATTTATTACTGGTCTAGATAATTCCATTAGTGGTCTAGACTCTGGTGTTTCAACAGACTTATCTAAAGATTATGGAAAGAATGATAAGTTCTTTGGTGGAATAGGAAAGTCTGCTCAGTATCCCATTGATGCATTATATTCAACAACTCTATCTGACAGAGGAACTAAGGATGGAATAGTTAAAGGTGGAGAAGAAAGGCAAGATCATTTAGCAATATCACAATACAAATATAAAGTACCAAGAGCAACCGAATTATTTGGGAAAAAAAATTCAGGTGCTTTATTAACAAAAGGTTTAGAGAGAAATAGTCCTTTAGAAAAGTTCTTAGGTATTGTTAAACTACCAATGCCAAATGACATCTCAGATTCAAATAATGTTGCATGGGGTGAAGATAAAATGAACTCCTTAGAAGCTGCTGGCATTTCTCAGTTTAGTGATTTTGGAGGAATGGATGCTGCAGCAATTGGTGGTGGTGCATTAATTGAAGCCTTTGGTGGATCAGGTGCTACTTCCGCTAGTATCCTTGGTAGAATTTTAACAGGTGCAAATATAGATAAAGTAAAAGAAGCCTATGGTGCAGAAGCAGTATCTAGAGTACTTAGTATGGGAGGTATAGATGCACCAGCAGAATCAATCCTAGCAAGAGGTTTTGGAATTGTACCAAATAGTAACTTAGAACTTCTCTTCCAAGCACCAATGTTAAGAGAATTTCAATTCATGTATAAGATGAGTCCCAGAAGTGGAGATGAAGCAACAGTTATCAATCAAATTGTGCGATTCTTTAAACAAGGAATGGCAGCAAAAAAAGTAAATCAAACAGCAGGACAAATAGGTGGAGGTGCTTCTTTCTTCTTAGGTACTCCGAATGTATTCAGGTTACAATATAGAACTACAAATAATAATGCACCAGCAGGAGTAAATAGAATTAAGACATGTGCATTAACTGGAACCTCAGTTAACTATACTCCAGAAGGTACTTGGACATCATATGAAAACGGACAACCAGTATCTATTATGTTGACACTTAGATTCCAAGAACTAGAACCACTATATGATACTGATTATTCTGAAGCTGCTGCAGGTTCTGATAGTGTTAGGGATAATGACACTACATCGTTAGGACACAAATTATCAATCGGACCAAATGAGGTAGGATACTAATGGCATATTTCAGCGAACTCCCAGACATATCTTATGTTTCTTTATTACCTAACTCAACTAAAACTGAAGATAGGATTACTGTAAAGAATATATTTAAAAGAGCAAAGTTAAGAACTGATATTGATCAAGTCATAACTGCTTTTGAATATTATGAAATAAAAGAAAACACTAGACCAGATGTTGTTGCAGAGCAAATATATAATGATCCAGAATTAGATTGGGTTATTCTTATTACAAATAATATTACTAACATTAGAGATCAATGGCCTTTAAGTCATAATGATCTGTATAACTATTGTTTAGAAAAATATGGATCTGATGAAGGAGTACAAGAAACACATCATTGGGAAACACAAGAAGTAAAAGATAAGTTTGGTAGAATAATACTTGAAGGAAGATTAATCGTAGATGAAAGTTTTAAATTTACATATACGAAAGATGATTACACAGCAGTCAGTGTAAGTCCTGCACAATCTGTTTCCAACTTTACATATGAGCAAAGGGTGAATGAAGATAAAAGAAGAATTAAAATATTAAAACCAGGATACTTAGGTGCATTTATGACAGACATGAGAAACATGATGAGATATAGTAATTCATCACAATATATTGATAGAACATTAAAGGTATCATATAACCCTAAAGAAAGCGGAGTATAAAAAAACCCACCTTTCGGTGGGTTCCATTACCAATTCAATTAACCATGACTGGAAGGCACTCTTTCTAAGTAGAGATCTTTTGTACTCCTTCCTTTATATTAA